AAAAAGTCCAAGCCCGGGTTTGGCGAAAAGCCGGTCAAGACCGACAAGCAAGTAGCCGCTGACAACGAACGCTGGCAGCAAACGCAGGATCGTTGCGCCCGGGAGTGGGACAAGCGCCTTGGTGAACCGCTCGCTAAACTCAAACTCGCGGATGCCCTCCTTGCGCGTTACAACGTCAGAAATGACGAACCCGGCCACGACGAACGGATGGAATGGCTCCGCGAGCGGGTGGCTGACCTTGTGCGGGAGGCTGACCCCAAGGCGGTGGCGGGTGACCCTTCGCTGCTTGCGATGATTCGGCAGTTTTGGAGCGAAAAGGGAGTGCTAAAAATCCGTGCGCGTGCCGCCGCTGTCGCCGCCTAACCGAATCTGGTGGAGAATATGGCTCGGTCGCTGCATCAACGAGGCTAGGGAATGCGTTACGCTGCCCGACGAGACGCCAACGACAAAATCATCGCGGAGGCGCTTAAAAAAGCGGGTTTTGAAGTCCACGATTACGCTCGGGTGGGTGAAGTCCCCGATAAACTCGTCACGAAAGCCCTCCCCGACGGCAAAGCGTGGGTCTGCTGGGTTGAAGTCAAAGCGCCGAAGGGCCGCATCACCGAGAGTCAGCAGCGGTTCCGATTGATATTTGAGCCTCGCGGCGAGTTCTACATCGCCCGCGACCCCGAAGAGACGATCCGCGAGCTGTACGAGCGTTACCTCGCGGCGATACGCCCAGAGCTAATGCGCTAACAAATGCTTGCGCTGACCCTTGTAATGGGTGATGAGGGGCTTGCCGCCAAACTCGGGCAGCCCCGCCCAGATCGCCTCGGGAAGTTCAACGACGGGGTGACGCTTGGCATATTCCCGCAAAACCTCCTGATCGCCGTACCAGCGCCAGAACTTATCAGGCAATGCGTAGTACATTTCGGTGAGGTCAGCCCACACCCCGGCATCTTGGGTGATCGTGCAGCACCCGACGTAGGGGTACAGCTCGTCCAGCGTGCGACCTTCGTACTCGGGAAACTCCAACCCCCGCTGACGGGTGTTGAAAATAGCCTCCCGGTTATATGACCGCCGACACATCGCCACAGACCCCTCGCCTAACGCTCCCACAACGTCTATGGGGGCGTTTACGATCATGTCGGTGTCAAGGTATAGGGCAGGGCTATCTAGCCCCAAATCTGCCCACGCCCCTGTGCGACCGAGCATGAGGTACTGGCGGTCAATTTCGGTGATATGCGACCAAGTGACGCCGGGGACGGTCGGCGTCATGCCGTCGGTGACTTGGATCACCTCCGCACCCGGGTTGTGGGCATGAATACTGGCAACCATTTTGGTCGGCAGGGCGAGATCGTCGCCAACGTGGAAAAATACAAAGCGCATTGGGAGAATATATGCTGAACTTAAATCGTAAGCGACTGTCTAGGGCTATCTGGGATACGCTGTTTGACGGATTGGATGACCTGCCGTGGCAACGCCTTGACGACCTTGAGGCGCTAGACCCCGCTAAACAGACAGGTTCCACCAATAACGCCAGCCTAATTGCCCTGTGGGCCGTCAAACGCTACTTCAAGCCGAAGCGCGTGGTGGAAATCGGCACTTACATTGGCAAGTCCACGTTCGTGCTGGCTCGGGGCGATACCGAGGTGCATACGTGCGATATGACGCACAACTTTAAGCTGCCGATCTACGCGAACGTCACGCAGTACCACAGCAGCAGCACCGAAATGCTCGCCAAACTAGACGGGCAGATAGATCACCTGCATATAGACGGTCGGCTACAGCCTGACGATAAAACGCACCTTGAGCGGCTGTTCCACGCCGACACGATCATTACCCTTGATGACTTTGAGGGCATAGAGAAAGGCGTCTGGAATGCGATGCAGATAAACCTGTCAAATCGGATACTGGTTTACCCGCCAGAACGACAGTTGACAGAGCGTTTTGCGATGGGAGATGCTACGACTGCAATCATCCTGCCCAATTTGAGGCTAACGCCGCAATGAGCCACAAAGACGCCGCAGAATTCGTTGGTGTACTGCTCCATAGCAGCACGGCCACTCACTTTTTGCATTTGCAGACAGCCAGCTACGCCGCCCACAAAGCTCTTGGTCACTACTACGAAAACATCGTGGACTTGGCCGACAAGTACGCCGAAGCCTACCAGGGCCACTACGGCATCATCCCGCTGTCGGACTATCCTGACGGCTTTAAGGTGCAGACCAACGCGGCGAAATACGCCGATAGCCTGTTAAGTTTTGTGAAGGGCATTCGCGGTGATCTGCCGAAAGACACCGACCTGCAAAACATCGTTGACGAGATAGTTGGCGAAATTGCATCCCTTTCGTACAAGCTGGATCGCTTTAAGTAAATGGCAAAGGATCGCAAACGCCTTGCTGCTGCGCTTGCGTACATTGACGAGAAGGCAAAGCGCCTGACGAGCCTAGATCAGCCGCAAGAATCCGACGCCGTGGATATGGCGCTAGAAATGGGCGGTAGTTTTATCCCCGGCGTAGGCCAAGCCCTCGCTGCCCGCGACTTTGAACGCGCCCGCCGAGCTGATGATGAGGCCGGTATGGCAATGGCCGCTGCATCGGCTTTGCCCGTAGGGCGGTTAATCGGTGCGCTAAAAGGGTTTGACCCCGTAATGCGCGAAATTGACGTTTACCACGGCAGCCCGCACCGTTTTGACGAATTTGACGCCAGCAAGATCGGCACGGGTGAAGGCGCACAGGCGTATGGGCATGGCATTTACTTTGCCGAAAGCCCGAATGTCGCTCAACACTATGCAACGGGCGGTGGTGGATTTGTGCCCGTGCAAGGCAAAGACAATGTGTATTTCAATGGTCAATGGGTGCAAGACTTTTCTGATAAAAAATCGCCAGAAGGATTGGCAAAATATGCAATGAGCCAATCGTCTACCGGCACAACCATTAAAGAAAAAACAGAAACATTAAACAAAATTGGCAGAAAAGATGCTGCTGATTGGTTAGAAAAAAACGCTGACAAATTTAATCAATCAAAGGGCAATCTTTACACCGCCGACCTACCCGACGAAATGGTAGATCGGATGTTGGATTATGATTTGCCAATTGACCAACAAAGCCCGTATGTGTTGGCTGCATTAGATCGGGCTGGAATCAACACGCAATCCACCGCGTTAGCAGGCCCAATGGCGCAAGGCCAAGAAAGGCACTTGGCAAAGTTTGGGATTCCGGGCATTAAATACTTGGATGAGGGTAGCCGAGGGAAAAGCGCGACAAAAACCCGTAACTTCGTCGTATTCCCCGGCGAGGAAAAGAAGGTTAAGATACTGAAGCGTGAATGATATGAACGCAGGCGCATTTAAAAAGGGTCAGAAAGGCGGGCCGGGTAGGCCCAAGGGGTTGCCGAATAAGTCCACGCAGGCCGCCAGAGAGGCCATTGCAGCGTTTGTGGACGGCAATGCAGACAGACTCCAAGGGTGGCTAGACGAGATCGCCGCAGAGAAGGGAGCGCAGGCGGCGTTTGACGCCTTCAGCACCCTGCTGGAATACCACGTTCCCAAGCTCGCCCGCCAAGAGATCACAGGTAAAGACAACGGCCCGGTCAAGGTACAGATCGGATGGATGGCTCCCGAATAATTTTACCCTACCGCCCACGCAAGGCGTTCATGCCATTCCATGAGCGCACGAAACGCTGGGCTTGCCTTGTCGCACACCGCCGCGCAGGCAAGACCGTCGCCGCCGTCAACGACATGATCCGCGCTGCTGCTATGTACCAGGGGCCGTATGGCCTGTTCGCCTACGTCGCACCGTACCGATCGCAGGCCAAGGCCGTGGCATGGCAATACTTCAAGGATGGCGCACACCCGATTATCCAATCGGTCAACGAACAAGAATTGACCATCACGCTGATGAACGGCAGCCAGATACGCCTCTACGGTGCCGACAACGCTGACGCCATGCGCGGTCTAGGTTTCTCGGGCGTGTACATGGACGAATACGGTGACTTTAAGCCGAGCGTATTTGGGAACGTCATACGCCCTGCCCTGTCAGACAAGCAGGGGTGGGCGGTGTTTGGTGGTACACCCAAGGGCAAGAATCAGTTTTGGGAGATTTACGAAACCGCCACTCGTATCCCTAGCGAGTGGTTCCTGTTGCGCTTACCCGCCACATCCAGCGGGATTCTCCCGGCGACAGAGCTAGCCGCCGCTAGAGCGCAGTTGGCCGAGGATCAGTACCTACAGGAGTATGAGTGCAGCTTTGAGGCTGCGATCCTCGGTGCTTTTTTCGGAAAGGAAATGCGAGAGGCAGAGCAGCAGGGTCGCATCTGCCAAGTGCCGTACGACCCGAATCTGCCTGTCTATAGCAGTTGGGATTTGGGGTATAGAGACGACACGGCGATATGGTTCTACCAGATCGGGCGCGGGGAAATCCGCGTCATAGACTTTCACGCTGTCTCTGGCGCTGACATCTACGACATTGCCGAAACGGTGACGCAGAAGCCGTACCGTTACGCCAAACACTACTTACCGCACGACGCCCGCGCCAAGAGCTTGCAGACCGGCAAGAGCATCATTGAGCAGCTGGCAACGCATCTGGATGTCGCCAAACTTGCTGTCGTTCCCGACATTGGAGTACAGAGCGGCATACAGGCTGTGCGTATGATTCTGCCGCGTGTGTGGTTTGACGGCGAGAAGTGCCGTGAGGGAATTGAGGCATTGCGTCAATATCAGCGCGAGTACGACGAAGATAAGAAAGCCTATCGTCAGTCACCACGCCACGATTGGACATCGCACCCTAGTGACGCTTTCCGAATGCTTGCGGTATCATACGCAGAACAGGCTGACAAGACCCCGACCCTTGAGCCTAAACCGCTGATCGTCGGGCCAGAGAACACCGTAACTCTTAACGATATGTGGGCGGTTCATGACCGCCAAGGCTCTCGGAGGGCAAGGATATGACCGCGATTAGTCCGACTCGGAACAATTACGTTGCCATCGCCGCGACGAGCAGCAGCACGTTTGGCACCGTTGGCGCGTACCTGCACAGCGTCGTCGTCAATGTGCAGACCAATACAGAAGCCACCTGCATTGTTAGCGATAACGGCGTCACCCTCGTCAGCATCCCGGCCACGCAGGCCGCTGGCGTGTATGTGATCCCGTTGGAAGTTGGCACCAAGGGGCGAATTACCGCGACCTGCTCGGGCAACAGCAACTGCCGCGTTGTCGGCTTGTTTAGTGACTATGTATGAACCGTAAGCCCGGTTTGTACGCCAACATCCTCGCCAAGCAGGAGCGCATCAAGGCTGGCTCGGGCGAGCGTATGCGTAAGCCGGGTTCCCCCGGTGCGCCGACTGCCAAGGCTTTCCGCGAGTCAGCCAAGACCGCGAAGAAGGAAAACAAGTGAGCGCAGCGTGGCAGCGTAGCGAGGGTAAGAACCCAAAAGGCGGGCTAAACGCCAAGGGTCGCGCCTCCTACAAAGCCGAAACGGGTGGCACGTTGAAGCCCCCGGTAAAAGCTGGCGACAACCCCCGCCGCGCCTCGTTCCTCGCCCGCATGGGCAATATGCCGGGGCCGATGGAGAAGAACGGCGAGCCTACGCGCTTGGCTCTTGCTCTTAAGGCATGGGGCGCAGGCAGCAAGGCTGAAGCCAAATCTAAAGCCAAGGCGATCAGCGCCCGCAACAAGGGGAAAGACTGATGGACGTATTGATGCAGCCAGAACTCAACAAGTATCTGCGTATTATCGGGCAGTACGACAACGAGT